GGGTCGGTGTGTCCTTCAGTCTTATCTGGCAGAAGCTTCGAAAGCTCTTCGCCGGAAAATCCGGTCAGCATCAGGTCGAAGTCTAAGCCCTGCAGATCGCCGAGTTCGACCGTCAGCATCTCGAGGTCCCAGCCGGCGTTCAGCGCTAGCTTGTTATCGGCGATGACGTAGGCCTTCTTCTGGGCTTCGCTCCAGCCTTTAGCGACCATGGTCGGGATTTGGGTCAGGCCCAGTTTGCGGGCGGCGAGCAAACGTCCGTGCCCCGCGATCAGGCCACCGTCTTCATCGACGAGGATCGGGTTGGTCCAGCCCCATTCGCGGATTGAGGCCGCAATCTGCGCGATCTGCTCGTCCGAGTGCGTGCGGGAGTTGCGCGCATAAGGGATGATCTTCTCTATCGGCCAGAGCTCACTGCTCTGGGCCGGCCAGTTTTGATCCATAGATATCCTTCAATGGGCGGCGGCTATAGGAACCCTGCGTGCTTGCAGTGCCGATATGCTGCGCTGGTGAACCGCCTTGGTCCGTGACGATGGGGGCTGGAGCACTGTTGATTAGAACTTACCGCTTATAACGGCCAGGCTCCAAGGCTTTGAATTCTGGAAGGCCGTGCCCTAGACCAAGCCTTCAGCGACCAGATTAACAGACCAGTAGCGCGTGACCCCAGCGACGGTTGCACTAACGTTCCATGTTGTTGTGCGGATCGTAAAACCCGTATTGGAAAGAGAAAAGGTTATCGAAGTCGCAGAGGAACCGGAGGCAACGCTGGCAGTGCCAAAGGCTCCGTTACGCGTATGGCTCCATACAGCCGGCTGATTGCAGGATATTATCAACTGCGCAGGATAACCGCCCACGCCTGTATCTGAGAGAAAGACTGGCGATGAAAAGCTACTCCCGCCGTCCGGTGAGAAGGAAAGCGCTGACTTTCCATAAAGCTGCGATAGTGCAACCGCCCCAGTTGCGACGCCCGCCAGATTGCGAACGGCGGTCTCGCCAAGAGAAATGGCACTGCCAGCTGCGCGGCCGATCTCAGCTGCCACGGCGCTGAGTGAGATCGCACCTGTAGTCGGTAGCGGCATACATGCTCATCCTCGGAAATGACCTAGGCTGCCTGAGCCTTCAGGCTGAAATAAAGAACGAAGCCCTTCAGGTAGGGCAGCCCCTTGGGCATCGCGATCTCGCGGGCGGTTTCCCAATTGATGGTCCATCCCATCCAGCGAGTGATCGCGGTATCGATGGCTGCGGTGAGGTCCAGCCCCGCATGGATGCCGTTGTGGACGTCATCGGCGAAGTGGCGGCCATGGCGACTATCGAGAAAATCCCGAACCCCTTCGGCCGTGCCTTCAGTTGCCGCCAGCACCGCTGGAAAGGCAATCGCCCAGGCTGCATCGGCATCCGCGAAGGCGTCGCTGGTGCCGTAAAATCCCCAGGCTTCATTAGTGGTTGGCAAGGTCGAGTTGGTCATCTGCATCGCTCCGTTTGGTGAGGCGACTACCGCTCTTATTCCGAAATCTATCCAGTCAATTCGACGGGAATCAGGGAATTTCTGCTTTTTGACCCCCGGTCCGAGTTTCGCGGTTGCGTGAAGTTTGGACCAAGCGCGGTTTCCCCCGCCGAGGTCCCAGACTTTCGAGCCGCCCCCCCCCCGGCCTGTTCAGCCGATCGGCCAACCGTCGGGACCCACGGAAACCGTCCTGCGTCGGCCGAATTGTTCGGCAGTCCGCTTGGCATGGCATTCGGCACAGAGGCAGCGGATGTTGCTGTCCTCGTCCGATCCGCCATGGGCCAGCGGCACAATGTGGTCAGGTACGGTCGCCTCGCGAACAATCCCGGCGGATGCGCAGTCGCGGCAGAGAGGCTCGGCCTTGAGGCGACGAACGCGCTGGGTGACGCCCGCTCGCCCTCGGAGACGCTCCATGCTAATGCGCACCCATTATGACCGAACGCCGTTTCATCACTAACGAAGCTTGTCCGAAACCCATCGATGATAACGGAACGAGCTGTGGCGAGCCTTCCAACATCATTGAGCAGCGCACCGACCCGACTACCGGGTTGATCAATGCGGTGTCAGAATGCCGGGCAGGACATCAATGCGCCGCTTCGATCGATCCTGAGACCTATCAGATCTACAATCGGCGCTGGATCACCTAAAACGAAAAACGCCCGGAAGCTGAAGAGCTCCGGGCGCAGTTCTGAATTCTCAATTTCGGAAATACTCCTAAGCTGTAAACCACAGCCAGTCAAACATTTATTTTGTTTTGAATCATTGCTTTATGCCTAGAATCACTGCGCTAAATCACGGCACATTGCGTCACGATCTGTCGATGCGGATACGATAAAGTTTCGCCAGCGCATCAAGACCATGCCCCAGCCATTTCAAATCCGCTGCCGACCAAAGTGCAGCATCGACATCGTAGCAGACGAGTGAATGGACCAGCAGGCTAGGACCTCGCCTCATGCCAGCCGGCATATCCCGGTCGCCATCCCGCAACACCATCATAGCGGCGGCAGCCTCCTTACGGATCCGATCGATGAGGCTAGGATCATGGACGGGTTCGCCCCCTCCGAAGATCCCCTCGTTGATGAGAAGCCCCGTGACTGAACGCGGCTGCGCCATGGGCAGCCCCATAACTGCGCGATGCCGCGCCATGACCTCACCGTAGAGCTCACCAGCCGCATACTGGCTGGGCGTGATCGCCCCAAGAAAGGCGAGCCGGCCGAGTGCGGTTCCTAGCCTCTCGTCCTTTGCCTGTCGCTGGCTAACACCGAAGTGACGCTCACGTGCCTCCAGGACTGTCGACATCACCTCGCGCTGGGTCTCTTCTAGGCGCGGCTGCACGAGCTTTCCCGAAGGGTGCCGCTTGCCGGACTTGCGTTTACGACCGCGAGCCATGGGCGCCTCCCTTACCCTCACTTCCGTAGAGACGTTCACCCAGCTCGCGGATGAACTGCCGCTCACTAAGGCTGAGGCGTCTGTCGGAAGGCGAGACCGCAAGGATCCCACGTTGCCGCCACCCATCTCGGGCAAGCTCAAAAGCATCGCGTTGGCGGGCGTGGTTGTAGATTGGGGAGATGGCAGCCATCAGCGCACCTCCCGCATAAGAGCTGCGTAGCCGATGACATCGACTAGGCTGTCGATATGACCAGGGTCGTAAGCCAACCGGGCCAGCTTCAGATCAATCATGCACAGCACAACCTGAACCGGCGTGACTGGTGTTCCCAGCGTGATCGACCAGCGATCTGCAACGGCACGAAATTGTTCGGCGGGATCGCCGTAATCATCGCGGCGTTCTTCCAGCACCTTCGCGGTGTGACCGAGGATGGACCAGCTGGTCATCGCACACCTCCCCGGGTCTCAATGGCCCAAAGCAGGATGGCGAGCGCATCAGCCTCATTGTCGTCACGGGGCGCGAAGCCGCGGGCTCGCATCGCCTCGATGACGGCCGCCTTGTCGGCATTTCCCTTGCCAGTGGCGAAGCGCTTGATCGTACCAACCGGCACGCCTTGGTAGGCGACGAGGTGCTCTTCGCACCAGGCAGAGAGAACAGCGAGCAGACCGCCGTAAACATGCGCGGCATCGGTCCCGACGTGGCGGCGGACCTCCTCGAAGTAGATCGTCTCGATCGGTCCAGCGTCCTGATCGAGATTTTCCAGCCAACGCCAGAAACGCAGGAAGCGCATTCCACCGCCATCGTAGCGGCTGTGCTTAAGCAGAACGGTACCGCTGGACATATAGTCGTCAGAGGTTCTCAGCGCCCAGCCGGTGCTGGTGCCGAGGTCGAGAGCCAGCAAAGAGCCGCGCATTACAGTCACGCGCCTCGCTGCCGGGGTTGCGCTGCGCACCCGCGCAGGCAAAGTTGAAACATCCATGATGATTCTCCAATTGGGGTTTGTCTGGTGCGGACGGCGGGGGCTGTGCTTGGCTGAACGGGCCACCGCCGTCCGGTCTTGGGTTGATGGGTTTCAGGACATCAGCGCCTCCATCAGAACGGGATGTCCGAAAGCTCGTCATCGAGCTCCTGGAGGGTTGTTTTGCTGGGACGGACACTCACGACCTGAGCGCCAGGAAACACGTTCTTGGCTGTGGCTAAAATGGGGTGACAGCGGATCACATTGGCGACCTCGTCAAGCGCCCAGACCTGCGCTTCGCGGCCATGACGCTGAGCCCGGCCGGTATCACGCAGATCGTGGACGAGGATGACGAGGCCCTCCGGGGTCTCGAACTCCCATTGGTGGACCGGCAGGGGTTCACCCTTGGCCGCGCGGGCGAGCTCATCGAGCTTGTCGTAAGCCCGCAGCATCGCCTCGCCATGTTGGCGAACCAGCGGAAGATCGAACTCCCACACCGCAGCGTTGAACAGATTGTGCTGAGAGTGGAAGCGTTCAGCCCACTCGATGGGCACCAGCATGGGCAAACGCCCGATGCCCCAGCGCTGGTCCATTTCACGACCGCGCTGGTCGACACACTTGATGATGACCTGCATGTCGCTGATCTGCGCATGCCGGGTTGGTGGCGCGCCTTTCATGCGCTCCTCCTTTCTCTGTAAGAAATGAGGCTGACGACGCGCCTGACGCGCAGTCGGAAGCCCTTAGGGGGTGTGGGGGGGAAGCGACTGCGCGTTCCGACTGCTTGCGACCGTGCTTCCGACGGCTTGCGACAGGCTTCCGACTGACGCATTTCAGTGCTTCCGACTGCTTCCGACAACTCGAGTTTTGGGCTCATCGGTCGGGCTCCAGGTACTTGACGACCCT